AAGTTCAGGTGATTCAAAACCTACAGCAGTGGTTGATTGTCTAGGCCATGTTGCTTGGTTAGTTGGTCGTGCACTAAGTTCAGGTGATTCAAAACCTACAGCAGTGGTTGATTGTCTAGGCCATGTTGCTTGATTCTGTTCTGGTTTTTCTGTAGGCGTAGGGCTAGGTGCAGGTGTTGGGGGAGGAGGAGTCATTGTTGGATTAGGTTTGTAGTCTTTGCCTGCACCCGGAAACTTAAATATCTGTTCTCTAAAATCCTTATCTACTTTAGGTGTAGCCGGTACCTTAGGTGTAGTTGGAGGCATTTTTGGAGCACTAGGCAAACGAAACAATCCAAGGAATTCAAAGGAAGTTGTAGGTGTTATTTTACTCGGGGTTGATGGTTCCCAACCTGAGGGGTTATTACTACGGTGCTCATCGTGTGATTGTTGGTCTGTTCTTTTGCGTTGACTTCTTACAGAGTTTAAAAATATAGTTTGGTTTTGTGTAGGGTATTTTCCAGGTAGTAGCTTTTCTTTTTCGTCTAAAACATCTAAGTCCTTTGATCGAGCAGATTGAACTTTAGCTATATCTTCTTTACTCCACCTGCTACCGCCCATGTTACTAGAATCTTTCTCTTGTTGCTCCCTTATAGTTTTTTGTGCCTTATCCCTTACTTCTGCGTTTGTGCTGTACCCGCCAAGGTTCTGTAACTGCTTGTTTAAGTAGCTAGGCATCGCCCTATCTGCAATTTCATTTTTAGAATACCCTAATCCATTTTTATCGGGTACATTCTGGTCGAAAGGCTCGTCAGGAAATAACTTCTCAACTTTTGGAGATTCTGGATTTTCTGTAGGCGTTGGTGATGGTGCAGGTGATGGGCTAGAAGTTTGTTTTTTCTCTTGAGAATCCCTATACTCTTTAACCACCTCTTCAGGTGTCTTAGGAAGAGTTAAGCCTAGGAATTTCTTCCTAGGCTTATCGTGATCTATTGGGATCATGTTTGGTTTTTCTGGCATAACCTACCCCTTAGTCGATGTTAGGGAGTGTAGCAAAATCAAACACTGCTGTGTCAGTAGTGTAAAGACGCAAAATGTAATCTCCTGCTGTCATACCTGCATTTGCACCATTTATAGCCCAAGCACCGGCTTTAACTACAGATGCATGTGCTTCAACGCCTAGTTGTAGCTTCTTAGCGTTTGTTCCTAAGCTACCTTCCTCGTAACCAAATTGGGATGGGCTTACAGATGGAAAGAAGTACCCTCTAGGAATTGCAGGATCTACTGCGGTTAAGCTGCCAAATTCAAACTTAACAGCTAGCCAATATCCTGCATTAACTACGCTCGCATGTGAGTACTCAGATAGTGAACCAATCTGGCCACCATCTGTATACCCAGGTTGATGATCAATACCATGCCTTTTAGCTCTAGAATTAACATTGCCCACAAAGTTTTGCACATTTGCATCATTAAACCTTGTCATTAGAAATTGCAGCTTGCTAGACATACCTTTGAAGATTAGGTCAATAGGTGCCCCGCCTGCAATGTCGTTTTGAATATCCCCCCATTTGAATTCAGTTTCAAATTCAGGAGATTTTTCACAAGTTCCTAAATATAAGCCTGCCGCTGGTAAGTCGGACTTGTGGCCTACATACACATGTGCTGCCCCTGTTACATGAAGTTTAGCTGCCATAGTTAGTTCACCCTTTCTTTAAGTACTGTGGGAAGAGTCTTAATATTCTCGTACAATCTAAATTCACGGATGTTGAGATTTCCAGCTGCACCATTACTATCTACATTGGTATTAGAGAGCCAAAGTTTAGGAATAGCCCTAAGCTCCAAGGATGCTGTCCTTGCTCTAGTTCCCATCTCAGATAACTTTTCTTTAGTGGGTACCACAGAACCAAAGTGAATACCTTCTGGGTGTGAGGTGTTGTGGGTAGGGTCTGAGCTACCTGCTACAAAAGCTTGATGGAATGGAAAGTAAAACATTAAGTGAAAATCATATTCCATACCTTGTGCAAGTACACCCATTTGGTTACGGGTGATTTCACCTCGACTACCTGTTCTGTTGCCCGTTCCATCTAAATACAAGCCAAGTGCAATTTTAGCAAAAACAGATTCATCGTATCTGTTTAGTGTTAATTTAATTGTTCCAACTTGACCTTGATTAGTAAATGATATCGGGGTTTCTCCACCGATATCATTCATTACATCTTCTTTTAGAGTTTGAATAGTAATGCCGGGGCTTTTCTGACATGTGCCTAAATACTCTAAAGTATCGTAGGTGTTTCCACAATGTCCTATAAAAACATGGGCTGGCCCTGTTGTAAGTATTTGTGCCATATTAACTCCTTGGGTTAAAAAATTCGTTTGCTGTGGATTGTCTCATACCAAAGTACCTGTCCATCTCATTAGAGAATAGACTTACGGTTCTGCTGACTTGTGCTTGTTGTGGTGTTGAGGCTTGTTCGTTTTTTTCAATTTCAAAGACACGCTCGCCTGTGCGTAGCAATTCTAATATTGCCTCTGACTCCTTAGATCGTGATGTCATTGCGTCTAAGTCAGCACCGCCGTAACCACGCCTAGAGATTAGAAGTCCGTAAGCTATATCACAACAAAGTCTCTTAAGGTGCCCCTTAGAATCTTGTGTCATAGCTACTAAGTCTACAAGCTCGTACCTGCCACCTGCAAGTATTGCACTGTTGATCATACCTGAAGCATCAGACAGGGCGGTCTGTACGACCAGCCCTGCTGTGCTGTTTCCAGCTAGTTCCTCCGCAGTTGCTCGTTGGTCTGTGTCTAGCACAAGATCACCGATTCTACGGAGGTCGTACCGCATCAGAAGATCAGACACCGTTGCGTGTGCCATTATGCGGTCACCACATTGGTAAACTTAAACGCAGTGATAGGTGCAACAACCTCAATACCGTAGTCTTCTACGATACGAGCATTGATGCGGCGGTTATCTGGGTCGTCTTTTTGTTCTACAGTCATTTCTTCGTATGCAAAGAGATGCACGGTGGAGAACGAAGGCGAACCTTCAAACCCAACTAGATCACCTGGGCGTGCAAGAATCCACGCCTCGTTGTCACCCAAAACATAGTCGGTGTCTCTAGAGGCACCTTTCTTATTTTTAACTTTTACAACATCTTCAATGATGATGTCATAACCGTAAAGTTTATCAGGTAAACCATATTTACCATTCATAGAGTCCGAATCTCCACGAATCTGAGCAAGTGCCACTGGCGACTCTTTCAGGTATGTGTGAAGTTCCTTAGAACGACTAAGTGCATCAGCAACAGTTGGGTTGATGATAACACACATCTCTTTAGGACCACAAGCACCCAAGGTGTCCTTGTTAATCTTTCTAGAGACAGCGTTTAAGGCCTTCTTGAAAACAGGACCAACAGAGGTTCCTTGTGCGATATCACCGGAGTCACCACCTACTAAGGTGCTACCACCTGTGTAGGCGTTAGCAGAAGCAGTACAGCTTTGTGTTGCGATATCGTTGATACCAGAACCAACAGCACTCTGCAACTTCTCCCAAACTTTAACCACTCGAGCGGTCATAGCTTGTTGTGCATTGATCGCACTGTAGGAAGCTACAATCTTCCAGTCAGCTTGATCTACTGCTTTATAGCCCAGCCTGAATGGAAACACATACCGCTGGGTATTGAAGTTCAACCACTCAAACTTTTCATTATTCCACTCCCCGTGTGGAGCGTCATTACCATCGTGCCACACATGATCTTTAAGGGAATCGTAAGAAACCCGTGCAGCTTGTTCTGCATTAAGTTTCAGGTAGTATCCTGAAGACTTTTTAACAGGGGTGATGGTAATATACTTGTTCAACGCAAAGTCTTTAGGATTGCGACTGAACGATACCACAAGTTGACCAGTAGCGTCAAAGCTTGGGATATATGTGTTTGTTCCACTTGGAAATTGGGCGTTTGCCGATACAAAATCTGCCATAATATTTATCCTTAATTAGTTATATTGTTAAGCAACAACCACAACATGTGGGTTTACTTGGATCAGAGCCTTTTCACCAGCAGCAACACTGTTAAGTGCTATCCCGCCTACTTGGTATACACCAGTAGTAGCTGGAATGTTTTTTGCTTTTCCTGAGAAGGTTGTAACAGCACTATTACCTGAGCCAGTAGTTACAGAGTGCGCAACAACTTTTGTGCCTGCTGTTACAGTGTCACCTGCAAGAACCATACACACATCCCCTAGTCCAAACACTTTTAGAGACTTACCTTCTTTAGCAGCAAGTTTGCTCTCAGTACCGCCTAACAAGGTAGCAAGGTTTGGTGGATCAAATGTACCTTCTTGGGATACACCGATAATTGGGTTGGCTTGTGCTGAAACTTCAGCAACGGTAAATTCACCTGAGATTGTCACAAATCTTGCAGGGAAGATGTCACCACTAGCCAGAAAAGACGGATTGTACAAAGGCATGAATTATTCTCCTAGTTAAAGTACTTTTTCAGCATTAATCTTTCCAAGTGCTTCTTGGTAGGTAATGCCGTTTTCGGTTGCAAAGTTAATAGCTTCGTTCACTTCGTCCTTAGTGCGGCCACGCACCCCACCAGAACGAGATTCTTGGTAGTAAGAGGCCCGTGCACCAATAGGTGCTTTTTGGTACCTTTTACGGATGATCTGAAGATGTGCCCTATAGGTCTTCTCTGGAAGAGATTGCACTAAGGATAGCTCTTCACCACGGTCTAACATGAAACCTTCTGCTTCCAACTCAATAAGATCTTTCTCACGCTCTGCACGCTGGAATTTAATCTTGATGTTTTGGATCTCCTTGTGGAGAAGTTGGTTTTCCTGTTCTACCCTGGATAGTTTAATCCTGTCGTATTTTCTGTTACCACGACTAGATTGAATAGGTTCTTCTTCCTCCGTAGATTCTTCTGGCATAGGTTCTTCACCCATACCTTCATCCATAGGAGGTCCACCCATGCTAGGGTCTTCCATACCTTCCTCAGGCATAGGTGCTTCTTCACCGGGCATTCCGTCAGGCGGCATACCACCTTCCTCAGGTGGTGCTTCACCACCCTGTTGTGAAAGTGCTGTAAGAAATTGCCATACATCCGTTTGTTGGAGTCCGGCTATAACACCGTCAATAATACCTTGTTGATCATTCATTCCTATAGTCCTTTGATATTTTTTAACCCCGCCTTTAGAAAGTCGGAGTAAGCCTAAGTCTCGTTCAGGAGTAGTTGCACCGAGCAAACTAATCGGGTCAATCTTGTAGTCACTTAGCCAAAGTTCTATTGATCTCCTTGGGAAACCACGAACCTTATCAGCAGCATGTTTGAAGAACTTGAAGGTTGCTGTGATACACTTCCTACCTGTTTTGAAGAACGGCTCTACCTTTAGGTTGGTAGCGTATCCAACAATTTCAGGTTGCTCACCTTCAGGAGCGTCATCTTTGGTGTGCCCAATGACAAGTGGTATCTCGTCACCAGTATTACCCATGCGCTTATTGTTTACTCTAACTATCTCAGATAGTTTCTTCTGGTCGAGCCGAATCACCACATTCCCTTTACCATCCTTAAGCTCATGCTCGTCCAGAATAGGAACATGGTGTTTAACAATCATATCTTTATCGTCCATTAAGCTCCTCGCAGTTTTTTAATCATGTGTGTTAGGTTGGAGTCTTTTTCAAACCTTTTAACACCGTCATTCTGTGGTGCAAATTGTCCGCCGTTGTAATTCCTACCACGGAATGTAATACCGTGTGCACCTGCTCGATACTGATCTTTAGCGTGTGCGGATTTCTTAGCAAACTTTTGTGGTTGCCCTGTTCGCATTTTATCCCATGCCTTTCCAGCTTTGTTGTATTCCTTCTCTGCGGCTTTTGAGAAAGCCCGCAGTGAAGGTACACTGTGTTGTAGTTCTGAGCTAATGGCTTCTAAGGAAAAGTAATCTCCATCCTTAGCGTCTTCAATCAAGTGCTGTGCGTGTTCAGGTATCAAATTTTGCACTCTAAGACTATCAATTAGCTTCTTTAAACCACTGCTTTGAAGTACTGTCCTTGCGTGTTCCTTGCAGTACATCTCTCGCCTGTTAGATTCACTCGTCATGTCATCGTACAAGCTAGGGTCTTTTTGCAGTGAGGTTACCGCACCTTCTATGTCTGACCACTTAGCGTCTGGAATCAACTGTTGATACTTTGATAGATGCTCTGGCTTTATGTTCTGTAGGTCTTGGCTTAGTAAATCCCCAACAGGTGGTAGCTCTTTGTTAGGTGTGTTGTGTTGTCTTAAGAAACCTTCCAACACCCTACGACTACGGTCAAATTTTATTTTGGTCTTGGCTGTGGTTTTGCGGGAGAGTTGCTGGGCTTTCCCTGTGCTGGTGCCTGTGCCATTGGTGGGTGCCCCACTAGTATTGTTGGTAGGCCCGGCTTGGTTACTATTCGACTCATATTCACCTATGATGTTTGTGTAAGCTTGTCTGGATTTCGGTAGAGCACCAGCGCTGTTCCAATCACCATTATGCCCTACAATCTCACCTTGTCCAATGTTTTCTACTACATTTAAGTTATTATTTGTAGCATATTGGTCTATGGTGTTTCTCATTCCTCTGTTCGGATCGTACACCATCACCCTTGTGCTTGTCTTTCCAGGTAGTAGTGTTTTGTAATTTATACCCGCTGCAATTAGTTGTTCTCGCACTTCACCCATGTCCGTTGAAGGGTGTACCATGTGGTACAAGCTGTCTGGACCTTTTGGATTCGGATGGAACACAAGTACAGATTTCTTCTGCCCTGAAATACCGTGCCAAGCGGCTAGGTATTTTAATCTAGCTGGATCAGTGCCCTGTGGTGCCGTGTGCACGATTGATTCTTCAGAACCGTTAGGCCAATCCCCAACTGCATTCTGTGCGGTGGTGTTTACTCCACCCTTAGAATTAATCTGATTACCCAGTGCACCCTGTGCTAGGTTCTTACCACCTGGGGATTTAGCAACCGCATTGGAAAACGGCTGGTTGGTTCTAGTCGCAACAGGTGTTCCCGTCATACCACCGGGTGCCTGTGTAAACTGTGCAAATTTTAATTTTTTTCCTTTTTTAGAACTTCTAAATTTTAAATTTTTATCTATTATCTCTTGTGCGTTTGGTATGCGTGGTGGGAGGCTAAGTATTTCCGAAACTGACTTTGTGTTTTGGCCAGGTGTCGCAGAAAAAATTCCAGCTCTGGCATTTTGCGATCTTTTACTAGCTGCTGAGCTATTTGGTCCAAATCTGTCGATTTCGTGTCCTTTGTATCCACTGTCAACTCCTTTTGCTGCTTTTTGGGCGGCTTGTACATAACTTTCATTACCCGCTGTTTTTACACCCATCATAGTATCTAAAGTTTTTTTATGATACCACCATATCGCTTGAACTTGTTTTGAGCTTAGTCCTAAAGAGTGACCTACCCAATTGTTAGCTAAGTCAAATGCCTCTCGTAAAGAAGCAGGCGGCGTGTCTATAAGTGATCCACTTTCACTAGTCATACCCCCAAGAACAAATAATGACGCTCTGGTAAACCACAAATCTTTTGTAGGGTTTCCTCCTTGATATGAAATGTCTTGCCAAAAGTTCCCGCCCTTAGGCCCAAATATATAAGCCCCCTTAGCGGTACCACCTTCAAGCAAATTTTGTCTCTCGCTATCTGGCACAGCGTCTAAAAATTTCTTTTTAGTTCTTTCAATGTAGTCAGCTTTTTCTTCATCGTCATAATCATATTGTGTTCTTCCTTCAGCGTCTTTCTCTTGAGAGTTATCCATCCAGACTTTCATTAATGTGTCTAATGTGTGTTCTCCCTCAATAAAATTATGTAACCCTTGTTCGCCTTCATTTTTGCATACATTTTTAACAAAACGCAACATAGCGTTAATAGACCCGCCTCTAGTAGTCCAATCCTTTTGAATATCCCTATCGGACACTTCTAAATTTGAAATATGATCTATGATAGCACTAGGGGGTAGCAAATGCGCATCGCCAACCCAAATGTTTTTATCTCGTTTTAATTTTAAATCAAAAGTTGTGTGTCTGCTAAGTTGTTTAGCTTTAGGGGGCTTTAACGCGCCTTGCATAATTAAATCTAAGTCGTCTTTACCGTTACCGTCTAAATTTAAAGATCTAGGGTTTTCAGACCAACCTTCTTTAGTTTCATCCATTGTGGTTAATAGTTTTCCATCCGCACCACTATATAATGAAGGGTTATCCGTAAAAGTTTTTCTTAACCAATTTTTATGTTCTTGTAATGCAAACTTTTTACTTTCTTTATCTCCGACTTGGTAAAGACTCATAATCCTTTGATGTTCTTTAGGATCTATATACTCCATAGAATTGCTTAATGCTTTGCACCGTTCATAGAATGTGTTTTCCCCAAAAAGTTTTATTTCCTCTTGACGAGAAACTTTTCTTTTAATATCCATGTAACCAAACACAGATTTATTTGGGTCAGCACCATCTTCTTCCCAAGCTTTTTTTGCTTGAGTATAAACATCAAATGAGGTATTTAAGTTTGCCCCAGGTTGCATTCCATAACTAGTTGGAGCCATTATAGATTTAAACGCTGTTATGTGAGGATGTTGCCTTCCATTGTTCATAATAGGTAGACCGCTTTGACGGTCTACCGGAACAACTTCACGCCCATGAAGATGGTTAACCACATGTGCTATGCCGTGATCTGTTTGCAGCATGTTGTCGTCATACCACAAATCACCTGGATCATAATTAGATTTTATTGTTCCGTCAGTGGATAGATATTTTTCTCCCATCAAACTTAGCTCATGGGAAACATCATCTCTTTGACCTAAGAATAAAATTGCAGCAGAAGCATATAAGCTTTCTTCTGATGATATTTCGCCTTTACTCTCTAAGTGTTGTAAAACAGCATGAGCGCCGCCTTTGTGGTACAAGGCCTCATTTTGAATTTCAAGCTGTTGATCTGACATTAAAGGTTTTATAACATTATTAAAAAATCCGTTTTTTAACCATCGAAGAACATTTGCTTGATTATCTGGAGATCTGCCGCCTCTGCTATTTAATGCTCTATCAGACGCAAGAGCATTCTCCACTGTGTTTGCAGATGTGTTTTCATCTAATAGGCCCGGTGCATCTTTAAGCTGCCCTGTTCTTTTAATAATTGGGTCATTTAATTCTGGGTCGTCTTCTAATTTTGCATCACTAGGGTAGGTGTCGCCTTCTTTATATCCAAGTAAAGATTGTAGCGTTGGTAGTAAGCCTTTTAGCACTCTTGTTGCAGATCCAACTACTGTTTTAGGTCGGCCACTTTCTATTCTTGCGTCATATTGCTCGTCTGTAAGTGGTGCATTTCTGTTAGAACTTTTCTTAGCTATGTCTTCTTCTAGTTTTTTACGCTGTGCTTCAACATATTCAGGATCTGCCCACTTCCTTTTACCACCTGCGACATTAGCATCAAATTTAGCTTGAGCTTGTTTTATATATGCTTCTAGTTTAGCTTTTCGTTGTGTTTGAGATTCATCAGTTTGTTCTTTTGCAATTCTTATTTTAGTGTCGTGCTCTTTTTGAACATCTTCTTTAAACGACTTTGACAAAAGTGCACTTGACAGACCTGGTAATACACCTCTTCTTAAAAGATCATGTGAATCTAAATAGTGAAGTGCATGAATCGTGTCTGGGTGAGGTTTGCCATCTGGCCCAGTGGTTGCATAAAATCTGTTAAAGTTATTTAAAATAGTTTTAAGGACAGGGCTTTGCTCTGAGTACCCATGTTTTATTATAAGACCTTGCCTAATTCCTTGTTGCGAATTCTGCATACCCCCACTAGACTGATTTGGGTTTCGTGCTTGCTCCTTAAACGGGCTTGCTATTGGGTCAGGAGTAATTTTTAAATCTTTTGAAGGAGGACTTTTAGGCAAGCTTGTAGGCTCGGGGGGAGGAGTGTTATTTTTTAATAAATCTTTAGAATATTTTACAGCAGCACGCCGAAAAAATTTTTCAGCTTGTCTAAGTTTTTTTATGGATGGATTGTAATTAATCATATTACCTGCCCCTTATTCTTTTAATTACATTTCGGACAGGTTGTATCTTTTGTTTTGGATTAGGCTGTGCCACAGGAACAGGGTTATTAGCTGCCTTAATCGTATCTGTAATAGGGTTAGACTTGCTAATTTTTGGCATTTTTTCATTTTCACTTTTAGGGCGTACTTGTTGTGCCCCAAAGCCTTCATTAAATTGAGGAACATTGTCTCTAATTTTATCTGCACCTGAGTTACCTGTGTACGCACGGCTTCTACGGTCCCCCATCATCTCTGCGGCGTTAGGCGTTCTTTCTTGAAAGTCTATCTCCCTACTAACAGGTGTTGATGGCTTAGGCCTGTTAGGTGCAATTTTTCCGGTAGTTGAACCCTTTATTCCACTTGATGGTGGCGGAGTAGGTCTTTGAATGCCAGGTGCATTTTTAAGATCGGATTGATGTTTTTGTATTTGTTTATCTAAATCTCCATACAGCATCTCATGTGTCTTTTGTTTTATTTGTTCTTGTTTTGCTCGTTCTTCTGTAGCAAGCTGCTCTTTTGATTTAAGAGGGGCACTGAACCCACCAGACTGTGTACTTCCCATTGGAGGAGCTATACCAGCTTGTATACGAGGGTCTGGTTTAGGTAGTTCTGGTGAGTCGAATCCGTTTTTCTCAAGGCCTGCATCCCCTTCACCAACATTGCCATACCCTGGGAATTCACCCATCTCCGCTGTGCCAGAGCTAGGCCCAATTTTTCCATCTTTAAGTAAGCCAGCGTGTGTGTCTTTTAATGCCTGTGCTTGTTTCTGACCTTCAGGAGTATTAAACCACTGTTCGTCAGTCATACCGTACCTACCCGGTGGTCTTGGTGCCATCTGTCCTGACTGTTGTAGTTGTGCTGTAGTTTGTTGAGCACCGGGAAGACTTGATATTTGAGGCCTCTGTGCTGCTGCACCACCTAATGAACCACCACCCATGTTAACATTTCCGTTATATCCAGAACCCGGTTTGTTAACCGAGTCGTTGTACATCTTTTCTGCTTCTTTAGACTTCCACGGTTGTCCTGTTGGCGCAGGTGTTGTTTGTGCAACAGGTGCAGGTGTTGGTGCTGCAAGTGGTGCAGGTAGTTTTTTTGGTCCAGCGTAGTTTACACCACCCTCATCTCTAGAGAATTTAGGCTCGCCTTTTAAAATTTCTAATTTTCGTCTATCACCTGAGATATCTACTCTCTTAGATGGATTAATTACATTAACACCTTTAGGCTGCCACTGTTCCCCCCTAGCTCTTGCTTCAGCACCTTCTCGTTTGATATCGGCCATTGCACTGTTGTTTGCATCGTACTGAGCAGCTTGAGATCTAGTGTCTCTGCTATTAACACCGGGTGTGTTAGGCTTGTAACCGTTAGCATCAATTAGGCCGGCACGCATCATTGCACTAGCTGTGCCAACACCTCCACCCTGTCTAAGTGTGTTCTGGTCAACAGCTACCTCAGTATCTTTCTGTAGTTTGTTTCCGTAGTTAACTCCCCCGTAAACTGTGTCCGTACTTTGTTGAGGTATAGGGTTATTTTTTAACCACGCAGCTTGAGCTTCTCTACCAGCGTGTGTGGTAGGGTCGTTGTATATTTGCTGGCCTCTGTAGTTAGCACCTTGTTGTCTTACATTCTGTAAGTGTTGTGCATCTGATGCAGCTTGACCGGGAACACCTAAACTGTTTTCTCTTGGTGGCATTGTATTTTCCTTAGTTGTTAGCAATTAGGCATTGAGCCATCAGGCCGCCTTGTAAATTTATCTTTAGCTATATAAGTGTTTGTTCCTGAAGGTGTAGAGCCTTCTCCAGCGGCGTATCTATGTTTAAGGGGGCTTACTCCACCTTTATGTCCTTTAGCTTTTCCCCCAAGTGG